ACACATAGAGGTGGCAAGTTACATCTTGATCCATTTGAATCTGACAATAAGTTAGTAATGGTTGGGTGTTTAACTGATGGTAATGAAGAAACTCTATTCAGAGATACCTTTGATGGAGTACAAGAGATACTAGATGAAGCTACTATACTTATAGGACACAACATAGTACACGATTTACTATGGCTATGGGAATGTGGATTCAAGTATGATGGTGCAGTGTTTGATACTATGTTAGTGGAGTATGTATTACAATGTGGTAACAAACAACCATTGTCCTTAGAAGCCTGTGCCAACAGGTATGAGTTGGAGACTAAGAAGCAAGACACTATGAAAGAATACTTTAAGAATAAAGTACCTATTGATGAGATACCTAAACAAGAGTTAGCTGACTACTTGACTGCTGATCTAAAAGCTACACAAGAATTGTCAGATGTCTTGTACAAGAAACTAAACACAAAAGAGTATTCAGGTTTAATGAATACTGTAGTGTTAACTAATCGTGTAGCAGTAACTCTAGCTAGGATATATCAGAATGGTTTTACAGTAGATGTTACCAAGCTTAATGAAGTTAGAGATGAGTTTGAGAAAGAGAAAGCTGAGACAGAGAAGCGATTAACTAAACAAGTGACTAACTTAATGGGAGATACACCTATTAATCTCAACAGTCCTGAACAGATGTCATGGGTTATCTATAGTAGAAAGCCTAAAGATAAAGTTGAATGGGCTAATACATTCTCTCCTTACATGGACACTAAAGAATATAAGAAACAAGTAAAAGAAAAGTCAGACATAGTGTACAAGACTGATGCACAACGATGTGCAGGTTGTCTAGGTGGGGGTCAAGTAAGAAAGGTTAGAAAGAATGGAGTTCCTTTTATTAACACCAACAGATGTGATGCTTGTAATGGTATTGGCTATCATTTTGTTCCTTCCACGTTGGTAGCAGGGTTAAAGTTCTCTGCTCCTACTGCTAAGTGGGTTAGTGCCAATGGCTTTACTGTGAATAAAACTAATCTATTAACACTACAAGGTATAGCACGAAAGAATGAGCTACATGATGCTGTCAGTTTTTTGACAGACTTACAGAGATTGTCAGCATTAGACACATACCTATCCTCTTTCGTTGAGGGTATAATAACACACACTAAGCCTGATGGTAAGTTACATGTACGTTTACTACAACATAGAACTGCCACAGGAAGGTTCAGTGGTGCTGATCCTAATATGCAGAACATGCCTAGAGGTGGTACGTTCCCTGTTAAGAAAGTATTTGTATCACGTTGGGATGGTGGTAAGATACTTGAAGCTGACTTTGCTCAACTAGAGTTTAGAGTATCAGCCTATTTATCACAAGATGGAGTCGCTATTGAAGAGGTCACTACTGGATTTGATGTACACTCGTATACGTCTAAAGTTATTACAGATGCAGGTCAACCGACTTCTCGCCAAGATGCGAAAGCACACACGTTTGCACCTCTCTATGGAGCAACAGGGTTTGGAAGAACAAAAGCAGAAGCTGAGTACTACACACACTTCACAGAAAAGTATCAAGGAATCAAGTCATGGCATGGCAGATTGGCTAAAGAAGTTATAAGTACAGGCAAGATAACTACACCATCAGGAAGACAGTTCTCGTTCCCTGATGTAAGGAGAAATGCATTTGGTAAGGTGTCACACTTTACTCAGATAAAGAATTATCCTGTTCAGTCCTTTGCTACTGCTGATATAGTACCATTGATACTTATACAGATAGAGAATGAGCTAAGTATCCTGAAGTCTTGTATAGTTAATAGTGTACATGATTCCATAGTGATTGACGTACACCCTGACGAGATACAAAAGGTGATACATGTTATTAAGATAGTCAATAGTTCTATGATTAGATTGATTGAGAATCAGTTTAATATTACATTTAATGTGCCATTGTTATTAGAATCAAAAATAGGTGATAATTGGCTTGACACAAAAGACGTTATATGATATAACTGTGAAACTTACATAGAAAGGTAATAGTATGAGCAATGAAATTACGACAATAGACACGGACAACTATGCAGAGATGGCGAAAGCTATGGGTATAGCAGGTGATACAGGGTCAGCAGATACAAGTAAAGCTAACCCATTGCCTAGATTTAGACTCCATCATAATAATATCATGGGAGTTAAGAAGGTTGGTGGAGAATCCATTGAAGCAGTAGTAGTTAAGGGTGGCTCTTTTAAGTTAGAGAGACCTGATATGCCTGTTTTATATGCACCAAAAGTTCAAATCAGACCATTTATACAGAGGTTTATGTACAAAAGGTTTGTTAAGAATATGTCTGCTAAATCAGGCGAGCCAATGGGTACTTATCATAAGACACTCATGGCAGATAATCTTAACAATGATTTGAAAGACAATCAGGGTGGTTTTAATTGTGGTAAACCATCAGGTTACATCAAAGACTTTAAGGGATTGCCTGTTGCTACACAAGAAGTAATCAAGCAAATAAAAAGAGTAAGAGTTATCTTTGGTCTTATTGACATGCCTAATGCAGTTGATGAGAAGGGCGATAAGGTTTCACTAGACGTTACTCCTTTTATATGGGAGATAGACAATCGTGATGCCTTCAAGACTATGGGAGAACCTTTTACTAAGTTTTCTCAGACAAAGAGACTACCTGTTCAACATCACATAGAGCTTACTAGTGAGGAAAGAGCATTACCTAGTGGTGCTAAGTTTTACTTGCCTAACTACTCTCTAGATTTACAGAACAGTATTACTGTGAATGACGATGACCAAAATACGTTCATTAACTTCATGGCATGGATAGATAATTATAATAGTTATATATTCAATGAGTGGGATATGAAAGCTAAAGCACCTGTTAGTCAGTCAGACAAAGACACAGTGAACGACTTCATTGACGTAGATGTAGCTGAAGTATAATGAACCACCCTGCTGAAATGATGATTCATCAGTATCTGCAAAATGCCACAAGTGGTAAGTCAGCTATGAGCCAAGATAATATTGAGCAAGTGGCTACTGATATTAAGGATGCTTTGAATCGTCAGTTCAACACGAAGAGAGAAGAAAAGTTTAGGTTACGTATGTCTAATATAGGTAGACCCTCATGCCAACTATGGTTTGAGAAGAATAAACCTGAGACTGCGTTACCTAAACCTACTACCTTTGTAATGAACATGATGATTGGGGATATAGTAGAAGCAGTATTTAAGGCAGTACTAAGGGAATCTAATGTTAAGTTTGAGGACACAGACACTGTGAAGCTTGAGCTTGATGAGAACCATACTATATCAGGTTCATACGACTTGGCTATAAATGATGCAGTAGACGATATTAAGTCAGCATCTGATTGGTCATACAAGTATAAGTTTGATTCATATGAATCTCTACATGCAGGAGATAGCTTTGGTTATGTAGGACAACTTGCAGGGTATGCAAAAGCTGCAGGTAAAAAAGCAGGTGGTTGGTGGGTGTTAAACAAAGCCAATGGACACTTTAAGTATGTACCTGCTAGAATTGAGATGGACTACGAGCTTGATAGAATAAGAGAGAGTATCAAGAAAGCTGAAGCAGAGGAGTTAGTACGTTGCTTTGAGCCTGAGCCTGAAACATTTAGAGGAAAAGAGACAGGTAACATAGTACTAAATAAGAACTGCACATTCTGTTCTTATAGAACTGCTTGTTGGGAGAACTTAATAGAGTTACCTGCACAGATGTCTAAGGCAAAAGAGCCTAAGATGGTACAGTATGTAAGTCTAAAGGAAGCTTAAATGGCTATCCCTAAAGTAAGAAAAGAAGCACTAAAGTATGGGTATAGGAGTGGGTTAGAACATTCTATCTCACTCTACCTTACTGAATTAAAACATAAATATGATTACGAAACTATTAAGATAGAGTGGGAAGATTTAACATATCGCAAATACACCCCTGATTTTATACTTAGCAATGGCATTATAGTAGAAACAAAGGGTAGATTTGTAACAGCAGATAGAAAAAAACATATACTAATAAAGAAACAACATCCTAAGTTAGACATACGTTTTGTGTTTACTAATAGTAGAAGTAAACTAAGTAAAGTTTCTAAGTCTTCTTATGGTCAATGGTGTACTAAGCACGGATTTAAATACCATGACAGAATAATACCTGAAGATTGGCTAAAGGAAAAGGGTAAGAATAAACACCCTGAGTTTATCAAATTTGCAGGTAATAAGTTAAGGAGAATTAATTGACAGTAAAGGGTAAGATGAGAGATGAAGACTTTGTGGTTAATGTAAGACCACAGATTGACAAGCATTTTAAATGGACAGGAGAAGTTTACATATCTATAATGAGTTCAGAGGACAACCCATTAGACGATGATGATTACTATGGTGTATTAGATTTCTGTAGAGCTATGTGTGCCACAGTACCTTTGATGGAAAGAGATGAAGACTTGAGATTAAGGGCAGTTGATGAAGCTAACAGAAATGAGTTAGTACCCTCACCTAAAGGTAAAGTAGTTGACAGACATGACAATGTTGTGGTACTCTCTTTTGAAACAGATACAGATGGTAATGCATAATGCTAAGACACATGGAGTATATGAAAATGATGGCAGGTAAGATGAATAAAAAAGAATTAGTTAAAGAAGTTAATTATCTAGGTGGTTCTACTAAAGAAGATATGGTCAATCACCCTAGCCATTATAATGAATCAGGTATTGAGTGTATTGATGCATTACAGGCTATGTTAGGTGATGGATTTGAAGCATACTTACAAGGTAATATTGCTAAGTATCTATGGAGATATAAGTATAAGAATGGTACTGAGGACTTAAAGAAGGCACAATGGTACTTAAATAAACTTATAGAGGTGTCTAATGAGAGTTAAAATTATGGCTACTTTACAAGTAGACCCTGAAGAATATCCTGTTCCTGCTGACGGAGATGTTACAGAAGACTTTGAGGATTATATGCGTGAACTGTTTCACGATTTAGAGGGTGTTAAGATTTCCCATATTAAGATATTGATGGAGTAAGATATGATAAGCAACTATTTACCAACGGACTACCAAAACTTTATAGCACTCTCTCGCTATGCTAGGTGGAAGGAAGAAGAACAACGTAGAGAGAATTGGGGAGAGACTATAGATAGATACTTTGACTATATGGAAGGTCATCTAAAAACTAATCATGGTTATAGTATAACTAAAGCACTCAAGGAAAAGTTGTCTACACAGATAATGAATCTAGGTGTTATGCCTAGCATGAGAGCCTTAATGACATCAGGACCTGCCCTAGATAGATGTCATGTTGGTGGTTACAACTGTAGTTATATACCTGTAGATAGCCCACGATCCTTTGACGAATGTATGTATGTATTAATGTGTGGCACAGGTGTAGGCTTCTCTGTGGAGAGAGAAGTTGTAGACAAGTTACCTATAGTCAATGAGCATTTTGATGATAGTAGTACCATTATTAAAGTAGGTGATAGCAGACCCGGATGGTCAAAAGGATTAAGAGAACTTATTGCTATGTTGTATGCAGGTCAGATTCCTACATGGGATATGTCTGAGGTTAGACCAGCAGGTGCAAGACTTAAAACATTTGGTGGTAGAGCATCTGGACCTGCACCATTAGTAGAACTGTTTCAGTTTTGCATTGAGAAGTTTAAAGGTGCTAGAGGTAGAAGACTATTTCCTATTGAGTGTCACGACATCATGTGTAAGATTGGTGAAGTGGTAGTTGTAGGTGGTGTCAGACGTTCTGCCCTCATCTCTTTGTCTAACTTAGGTGATGACCAAATGCGACATGCCAAGTCAGGTCAATGGTGGGAGAATGAAGGACAACGAGCCTTAGCAAATAACTCTGTAGCCTTTAAGGGTAAGCCTGAGATGGGTACGTTTATGAGAGAGTGGACTGCATTATACGAATCTAAGTCAGGTGAACGTGGCATATTTAACAGACAGGCTGCAAAAGTCAAGGCATTAGAGAATGGTAGGCGAGATGCTAATCATTACTTTGGATGCAATCCATGTAGTGAGATTATTCTTAGACCATATCAGTTCTGTAACCTTACTGAGGTTGTTGCTCGTGAGACAGACACTCTTGATACACTAAAAGAGAAAGTTAGAATGGCTACTATACTTGGTACATTTCAGTCTACTCT